ATGTCTTCTCACGCTGGTGCTACTGGTACTCCGCCTCAAGGCAATGAAGTCTTGGCAGCGTTTGGTCGTCTATGGGTGGCTGATTTTGCTGCTGACAAGTCTACTATCTACTGGTCTGATCTTCTTGATGGGACAGCGTGGACAGGGGGTACTTCTGGCTCTATAGATATTTCTAAGGTCTGGCCTAATGGCTATGACGAGATTGTTGCTCTGGCTGCACATAACGGATTCTTAATCATCTTTGGTAAAGATTCTATCCTTGTGTACGGTGGAGCAGATTCTCCAGCCACTATGGAACTGACGGATACTATTTCCAACATTGGTTGTGTTAATAGAGATTGTGTTGTATCAACTGGTAAAGACCTGATCTTCCTTGATAGGTCTGGTGTCAGAAGTCTGGCAAGAACCATTCAGGAGAAATCTTCACCCATTGGTGATATTTCAAGGAACGTCAATAACGACATTAAGACTGCTATCCTTAACGAGAGTAGTGATATTCGGATGTTTTATTCTCCTCAAGAGGCGTTTATTCTTCTGATATTCCGATCACAGTTCTTTGTGTACGTCTTTGATACAAGAACCCCGTTACAGGATGGGTCATATCGCGTAACCACATGGTCTTCCATGAACCCTGTATGCTTTGAAAACCTGGTTGACGATACTATTTATCTGGGTGTTGCAGAGGGAATAGCACAATATACGTCATACACTGACGGTACAGACCCTTATGTTTTGTCTTACTTTAGCCATCCTTTGTCCTTTGGCAATCCATCGACATTAAAGTTTCTAAAGAAGATAAACCTGACCACGTTTGATGGAGCCGAATCCACTGTTACATTGAATTGGGCCTATGACTATAAGACTGGATTTTCAAAACAGGCTTATGTTCTTCCTGCTTCAAACATAGCGCAGTACAACATATCTGAGTTTAATACTGACGCAGAGTATTCTTCTTATATCTCTTTGGTGAATAGAAAGAAGATCAATACCACTGGATCAGGGACTATAGTTTCAATAGGTGTAGAGAATACAATTAACGGTAATTCTATTGCTTTACAGGAGATTAACATTCATGCCTTGCTTGGGCGCATGGTGTAGGAGATAACAATGCCAACTTTAGAAGAAATAAACAAATTACTTGGTGGAGTCTTTGGTTCCAAACTAGGTGGATTGCTTGGAGGAATAGGGCAATATGCTCTAGGTCAATCAGGCCAACAAGACGTTGCCGAGGCCCAGAAACAGGCTATGCAAGCCTTAACTGGTCAGACCACTTTCCCGCAAATGGAAGGTGGATTGCTTGGTCAGGCTCTTGCACAGACCCAGTTTAAACCCTTTACGGTCACTTCTGGGACTGGTGGAACGGCTCAGGTAGGGCCGACTGGCGGTCTTACATTAGGGCTATCTGCACAGGAACAAGCAGCCCAACAGGGGCTTCTGGGCATGATACCTACCCTTCTGGGACAGGTTGGCAGACAAGATGATGTTGGCCTCATTAATATGCTTACGCAGTCTCCTGAGCAGCGACAGGCCCGTGAACAGCAAATCTTTAGTCGTCTCCAGGCTGCACAGTTACCTGAGCAGGAACGTGCCAGATTGGGCCTTGAGGAGCGTCTAGCGTCACAAGGCAGACTGGGTGTTCGTACCTCAATGTTTGGGGGAACTCCTGAGCAACTGGCTCTGGAAAAGGCTATTCAAGAGCAACAGGCACAGACCTCAGTAAGTGCTATGGAGCAAGCAAGGGCAGAACAAGCTCTACAGTCTCAGCAGACTCTGGCTGGTCTACAGCAGATGTTGGGTGAGCAGCAGCTTCTTACTCAAACAATTCCAAGTTTCCTCCAAGCAGCGTATGTTCCTCAAGCTGGATTGTTGTCAGCATTGGCTCCTTCTACCGATCTATCAAGGGTATTGGCATCCCTTCAAGCTGGTGGTGCAGAGCTGTACTCTGGTCTTGGTCAGACTGCTATCGAGTCTCAGTTGGGCTTTGAAAACCTTAGAAACGCCCTGAGACAACAACAATATGCAGGTTTGTTTGACTTGTTGAAGGGAAAACAACAGACAGGACAGTCAGGAACTTCATCTGAACTTATTCCATTTGGAAATACCGGAGTGATGATTAATCCGACTACTGGTGAAGTTACTTACAACCCCAATTAATTGAGTAATAAACAATGGCTATCAATATCCAATCTTTGTTTCAAGACATCATTGAGACTCCTGCTCAACGGCAGCAGCGTATGCTTCAAGAGGGCATACTGAAGGGCCGTGAATTAACCGCTGGCCTTACTGGTCTAGCCAGGACTCAAGCTCCTTTGGTTTCTGCCTTGATGATGAATATGCCTCAACAACAAGAAGCATTGCGCCGTGGTGTTGGTGGTATGCTTGGCCTTGATGTAAGGTCTGAGTCTGAGAAGGTACAGGACGCATTGAAGAATGTTGATCCGAATAATCCTCAGAGCTTGTTGCAAGCTGCTCAGATGATTCAAGGTCTTGGTCTTGGCTCTCAAGCAGCACAGATGCGTCAAATGGCTGCTGATGTCACAAGACAAAAAGAAGCTGATCTTTTGGCAAGACAACAAACATCTGCTCAAATTGCTCGCGATGTTGAAGCAACTGCTGCAAGCGTACAAAGCAGAGAACAGGAAAAGCAATTATTTGATATTAAGCTTCAAGCAGCATCAAATGATCTTGAAAGACAACAAGTTATTAATGCCAGAGATGATTATCTCTATACTATATCAACCGCAGAAGCATTAAGCAGGGTTTCAAAAATTGAAGATGAAGAAACAGCAAGAAGAAATATTCCTGCATTTGTTTCTGATTTAAGAACTGCTGGATATAAAAGTATAGCAAATCAACTTGAAAAACGAATTATAACTCCAAGAGAAGCTGCTGAACTTATTAATAAGCAAGGTCAACTGAGCGAAGACTCATGGGCAAGATTAAGCAACTCTACAATCTTTAATAGAAATACCGGAGAAACAAAAACATTTGAAGAAACAGGCGTTGAGACAACTATTGAAATAAATAAAAATGGCGTGCCTTACATTGTCGGAATAGGCAAAGATGGAAATATAGTATACGAATTAAATACTGCAACATTACAAAGAACTGTTCCTGGTCAAACAATAGACGGCACTCCAAGCCAATCAACTACAAATTCTTTTAATGCGGCAAATAATGGTCAAAATCAGGAATGGAACAACAATAAAATACTTGCACTGCAAAAGAACGCACAAATATTGAATTCTATTGATGCTGCTCGTCTTCATGCAGAAAGTTATCGTACTGCAACTGGCGTTATTGGAAGAACGGCTGAACAAATCTCTGGAATTCCTGGACTTGGCTCTTTTGCCACACAACGTAAAGTTGAATTATCAAAATTGCTTGAAGACGTAAAGGGAAATATTGCCTTTGATAGGCTTCAAAAAATGAGAGATGAAAGCAAAACTGGTGGTGCGCTAGGCAATGTTTCAAATATTGAACTTGAATTACTGCAAGGCACTCTTGGCTCATTAAGCGCAGATGTTTCATTAGAATATTTCTTACAACAACTAGATAAAGTTGAACGTCATTATAATAATTTTATGGCTATTGAACTTGGTCTTGCTGGAGATATTGATTTATCTGGAACAGAATACGATGAAAAAGTTGCTGTTTTACAAAATACAGATGGTTCTCGTGATATTTTTATTTTAAATGATGATGGAGATTGGGAGAGAATGTCTGGCCCAATAGCATCACAAATCACAATTAAAAAACTTTGATTGAGTAACAGTTATGGCAGAGCAAACAATTAAAGCTACAGAAGACGAACTTCGTAGGATTCAAGAACAACTTCGCAAAAACAAAGAATTGTCTGATTCTGAAACTCAGGCTCAACAAATTCCTATTAATCAGAGCATTCCTGCTAGTGTTTTTGAAGAAAATATAATTGAGCAGACTCCAATTACACAAGATAACTGGTGGCAAGAGGACTCAAGCAATTTATATAGAAATGTATTTCAGGACATTATAACAGACACAATTACTTTTGGCTTATCAGAAGAAGCATCCTCTGGAATGTTGTCTTTTATTGATAAGATTAAAGATATTGCAAATGGCGGTAATACTCCTTATTCCGATTTTTATAGACAAAATGTAAGCAATCTTGAAAATCAAAGATTGGCTTGGCAGCAAGAAAACCCACTTGCTACTACTGCTGCAACAATTATTGGAATCGGAGGGTCATTGGGGCAAGCTCCAAAAACAGCTCAATCAGTGTTATCGCGCATACCTGGTGCGTCTAATGTTATTTCTAAAATATCGCCAAGAATTGCACAAGTTACAGAGATGGCTGCCCCTGTGACACAAAAAATATCTGCAATTACACCACAAGCTGTAAAAACACTTGTTTCTGGCGCTCCACAGGCTGCTGCTTATGGTGGATTGGCTGGTCTTGGATATTCATTACAAGGAGAGGATGCAGAACAGGCCGCTTTTGATGGAGCAAAAACAGCTATTTTGCTAAACACAGCATTCAGGGGTCTTGGTACTAGCATTTCTGCATTGTCAAAAAGAAGAGTTGAAAGAGAGCTTGGAAAAGGAAAAGATTTTGTCCCTCTTATAGCTGCTGGTGATTCCGGTTTAGCAAAAATATATAACTCTATTACTAAAAATCTTCCTATAGCTGGAGGAAGAATTCAGTCTCAATTAGAAAATTTTAAAAAGCCGTTAATTACTGAAAAAGATAAATTGTTTGCAGAAATACAAGAAAGAACCGGAATTAGTCAATTAAAAAGCATAAACAATTACGTTGAAAAGATTAACACAAGACTTAAAGGAACTTCTGAATCAATAAAAAACAAGACTACAAAGGGCATAAAACTAGACCCAGAAAAAGAACTTGAAATACAAAGAAGGTATCAAACAGTAGAATCTGCCAGGTCAAATGTTGTTCAGGCAATACTTAATACCAAAGAAAAACTATTTAGGACAAATATAGTAAAATCATCTGCGACAAAAAATCTTAATTCTGACGATCTAGATACTTTTGATAAAATTATTGGGGAAGGCAAAATACAAAAAGCAATATCTTTTCTTGAAAATACATGGGCAGAAAAAGGTTTTGGAGTAATTAAAAATAGAAATTTTACTATTGATATTGACGAATTCATTAACTCAATAAACAGAAGAATTGGAGATTCTGCTGAAAGTTTTGCCCTGTTATATGGCGATAGAAAAATTAATTTTGGTTCAACAATAGAGTCTTTCTTGGAAGGAAAATTGGTAGGAAATACAATTACTGGAAAAGCAATATCTGACTTAAGAACAAAATATTCAAGAGAAGTGCGAAATCTTATTAATCAAGGTGGCGAGTCCGCACAAAGAGGATTTGTTCTTAAAAATGTTCTTGATGAAATTACTGATTCTATTGAAAAACAACTGCCACAAGCAGAAAAAAAACTATTTGAAGAAGAAAGGAAAGCATGGAGAGTTTATGTAAATCTTCTTGATGCTACTGCTTCAGCTAGCACTAAAGGCGGGGCAAGAGGCGCTTTCACTGAAGATCAATGGCTTCAAGCATTAAAAAGAAACCAGCCAAAATATCATGTTAAGGGGCAGGGCGATTTTCAGGGTGCAGCAGACAGTTTGTCTGATGTAAGAGATAGAGTTGGCAATATTAGTAACAAAATAGCGCAGAACACAAAACAAAGAATGAGTATTGCCTTAAATCTTGAAAAGCAAAAGGTTAAGGAATCTCTTGCTAATGCTATAACAAATCCTACTGGAACAGAGATAGAAAATGCCAGATTAATGGAATCCTATACGGATACATTAAGAAAAATTGATGAAATTGATGTTCTGTTAAAATCTGGAAATCCAACAGTTTCTAATTGGGTTGGAAGTATGTTAGCTACTACTGGTATACTTTTTGGCGGCTCAGGAAGTATCATCAGCGGAGGCTTGATTGCTGGCATGATTGGCTCACAGGGATTTCAAAGATTTTTGGCTGGTCAAACTGCTGCACAAAAAGCCGTATCTGATATAGCATCTAAAGCATCTACTGCTTTGGGAAAAGGCGCTGCTGTTGTTTCAGGGCAAGCGCAAGCTGGTGGTTTAGAAAAAACAACTCCACTAGAGTATAGAGCCATAGCAAATAGTAAAAATAATCAGGCAAAGGCTTTGGCATTTAAAAGAGTGCTTGAGTTAGGGCAAGAAGATAAGTTAAAAAGAACAAACAGAGATGCTTATACGAAATTAAAATCAGCATACGAATCTGTTTATTCACGATAAACAATCGAGGCAGTGCAGCACTCCATGTTTTCCTCCTTGAGGGGGTGCTGTGCTGACCTCACCCCATCTCCTTATGGGTTTCATCCTCAATAAGCATATCAATATAGTGCTTGGCCTTACGGAGATCGTCTATACCACCCTTGTTTTTCCATCTCGATATATACTTAACCACGTTGGCTTCACAGTAACCCAGCTTGTTAGCCAGGATATAATCAACAGGCTGTATCGCCATGTTCTTGTAGTGATTACCGCCAACCTGCATATCTTTGACTGATCTTTCCTTAGTGGAGGCTGTGTTCTTCACCTGTTTCTCCTTGCGTATACGCAACAAACTTATCCAGCTCATCTTCGTGGTCATTAAAGAAAGCTCCTACCATATGGACAAAGTGCATTAGACTGAACACGGCTCTCTTGGTTTCATCATCCAGCTTAGATGCGTTCTCAAACAGCCATTCATCTACCTCGTCAGGGTGCATCAGGCTCAGGTATTCGTATTTGATTTTCATAGCTGCGATTCCATTTCTTTGTTTTGTTTCTTTAAATCCTTGAGAGTGTGTTCAAGGTCAGCACGATAGAACTTCACAGGCTTCTTGGATTGAATCAGAAGATCATCACAGAACTCAGAGCCATACATTTCTCTCATGTACTTACTGTACTTCTCCCTGACCTCTGTCCTGTGCTTCATACCGTACTGGTTACATCCTTTGCACTGAGGATGAATGTTCTCTTCCAGGATCTTCGTGGCTTGTCTGCCACGTTCTATCCAGTGTCC